GGTCTCTATCCAATGGGTAACTAATCCATCACTAAGGTCCTGTGTGGGGACATTTATATTGTACTACTTGATTTTGATTGTCTTAGGTTTTTTGTCTTCTGGAACAACACGATCTACATTAATATGTAGCATGCCGTCTTTAAGGTCTGCCCCAGTTACTTCCATATATTCTCCAAGGGCAAAAGATCGTGTAAACTTACGACTTGCTATACCTTTGTGAACTACTTCTGCATCTGTTACTTCTATAATCTCACCCTTAATAATTAATGTTCCATTATCTACTGAAACATCAATATGTTCCTTTGAAAATCCTGCTACTGCAATAGATATACGATATGTATCTTCATCTAGTTTTAAGATGTCATAAGGAGGATATGACTGTGAATTTACTTTGTGTGCATTGTTTAGACGGGCTAGGTCTCTATTAAAGCCAATAAAAAAAGGATCATTGAATAGATCCATTGCGAAGTTTGTTGCGTTCATGTGCATTTTATTCCCCTTTCAAGCGAATAAGTTAATTTACCCCCCATTTGGGCAGGTATAAATATTATAGCATAAAAAATGAGCACTTTATAGACTTGCTCAGGTCCCCCAGGTTGCGATCCTAGGCTTATCCGTACTCAGCAATCTGGTCGCTTAAAAAGCAACTGCATGTATCATGACGGAATATTCTATTGTACTACTTTATTTTATTACTTTTTTGCTACTGGCTTCTTCTTTGCAGGAGCCTTTTTGACTGTTACCTTTTTAAGTACACCATCAACTTCTTTAGCGTCTGGCAAAATTCCAAATGCCTTATCGTTAGGGTTGATTGCTCTGATTGCTACTGGTGCAATTGCAGCCAATAGTGAGTATGCAAGTGTCTTAGGATCTGTTACCCCAGACATGTATAGTGCAAGTGCTGCACCAAGGACTGATCGTCCGTACGATGCCAGTAGTGCCTTTAGTTGTTCTGTATTCATATTATTCCTCCTAGGAAATGTGGTTAGATAGTATGTAGTAGCCTAGCCACAATCCAATTATACCAGCAACTCCAGCAAAAACTGGCGGTGCGGGAACTGGTAGCCTAAAAGCAGCAAAGACTATGCCACAGCCAAACCCAGTCAATATCGATAGTACGATTTCTTTCATTTCTTGTCCTCTTCTATAGGTAAGAGCATCTTTAACTGCTCGTATTCTTCTACAATTTTTTTCATTGAGTAATAATTGGGTGCCATTGATCCAATATCTCCGTACTCTTTAAAGTAATTAATTTCTGGTTCTACTTCAGAGACAAACTTTGCTACTCCATCTTGTACTGTTTCTATATACGAGTAGGCTTGATCTCTAGAATTAATCAAAAAATTTGAATATTCCTGACTATTTTTTACAGACACATCATTTTTTAGTATATCGTTATCAATAGAGGCTTGTAATAATTTTTTAGATACTCTAGATAGTGCTCTTCTAATTTTTGCGTTGTCGTATACCAAAAACAAGAAAGAAGATATAAAAACAAAGAACATAAAAAAGTCTAACATTTTTCCTCCTATAGCCAATACTTAAGTATAGCAGTTGTAGCAAGGGCTGTCCATATAATATTAAATATTATAATTGTTGGTAGTGTTTTTACGGTTGATGTCCATATCAGTACTAGGCTAGACACTAATGCAAAAATGTATAGCCACCAATACTGTATCCCAAATAACAAACCAGGAACAATAATAATTACCTTAGTCATAAATGCAAAAAACTCTACAGTGTTTGCTTTATTCCAATAAGATCTTTGTTTCATTTTTAATAAAACAGAAAATAAAACTTTTATTCTATTCATTAAAGCCACCCATCTTTCTAATAAAATCAGAATGATCAATAAAATAATTTGACAAAACAATTTTCTTTTTATTTATTATCTCTATTAAATCTTTTTCTGATTTAAAAATTTTATTTATTTTATCAAAGAAATCTTTTTTAAATAGTTTGTTTCCGTTCATAATTATATAGTATGCTATTTGAGGAAAATAAGTATCATCTTTTTCTATATATTCTAAAGCGTTTAAATCTTTTATTCTTGTCTTTAGACTTTCTGGCATGGTGTTATTTGTAGTAAAGTTAACCCAAAAGTCTGTGTCTGTTTTATTTGTCATGTAGTGAAGGTATAAGAAGTCACGAATTTCTTCGCAATCACTTGCATATTTATCATTAAGTATTTTCTTTAGTTCTTTTGGATTAAATATATCAAATTCTTTTCTAAAGACAATTTTTAAACTTTCTACAGATTGCATTATTGAAGTTGCCTCTAGTGGTTCAACAAATCCTCCAGAAAGTCCTATTGCTACTGTATTGTTGTTCCATATAGTTTTATAATATCCTGGTTCAAAACTAAATGTTTTTGGAGATTCAATTTTATGCCCCAGTTTTTCTTCAATCTCTAATATGGCTTGCTCGTCAGTCATGTAATTAGAATCAAAAACATACCCACATCCATATCTATGCTGTAAAGGGATCTTCCACATCCAGCCATAGTTCATAGCAGTATACTCTGTGTATGATGGTATTTCATCTTTATCAATATCAAGAAAAAATGGCACTGCTCTTTTGGCTGGTAAATTGTTTGAAAAACTTACCCATTCTGTATTAAAAAGTTTTTTATTTATTATTCTAGCAAACCCAGTGCAATCAAAAACAAAGTCTGACATGATTGTGGAGCCATCGATCAACTTGATACTTTCTATGTTTCCATTATTATCTTGAATAAACTCATCTACTATTGAATCTATGTGAATCACTCCACGATCTATTGCAACTTCTGATAGAAACTTAGCCAAGGCTCTTGCATCAAAATGTAAAGCATAGTCATTGTATATATCAAAACCTAAAATATTGGAAACATCTTCATTTTTGGCTACGAATGGAATTTTGTTTTCATCCAATGCCATGGCACTTGTTTTGTATTTGTTTTGTGATAGATTTTCTGACATGCAAAAAAGATCTAAGACTGGGTACTTGTTTTTTGCTTGATTATTTAAATAAAGACCTCTTGTTTTTGGATTAAGTTTATTAATAGCAAAGCCATGGTAATAACTTTCATTTTCTTTATTAAAATTATTAAATTTAATTGCTATCTTGATTGTTGCTTTTGTTTGTTTTATTAAATCTTCTATCGGTATATTTAGGTATTGTAAAAATGAGGTAAGAGTCGGTGTTGATCCTTCTCCAGCACCCAAGATTCCTATTTCTCTACTTTCTATAACAGTAATTGAGTGCTCTGGATATCTTTTTTGTGCTGCAAGTGCAGTCAACCAACCCGCTGTTCCACCACCGACAACAACTATATTTTTCAAACTTCTTTTCCGCCTTCACGAACTAAAAGAACTATGGCTCCGTTATCTTCTAAGGCTTTCTTTACTCTTATCATATATTCTACGGCAGTAACTCTATCTTCAACTGTTAACCTCATAAATTCTGGCTCACTTGCCTTTACTGTAATAAAATTATCATTATCAATAAGGGTCAAACCAAAGTTTTTGGGTGCATGAATTGATCTAAATGCTCTTTTCATTTGATCTGTATACATTAGTCTTCCTTTGTTACTGGATCTAGCCTATCCCAGCACCCTTTCTCGCTACCTTGAAAAATTTGACCAGTCTCTCTATCAATAAGAAGCCATTTTTGCGGAGACTTTGTTTTTACTACTAGTTCTACTGAATAATCTAACTCATTAAATATAAATGAATCTCTCATTTACGACCCCATTGAACCTTATTCCATCCACGCTCATGTGCATAATAAATAAATACTTTAACTACCGTTTCCCAAAAGGCAATAGCCCCTGAAAGAGTAGCGTCTCCTGTAATTACATAGGCCACCGCAAATGAAGACAGTGTTCCCCATATGCGATAACTTAATGCCTTGGTAAATGACCTAGCCTTTGTTACTGTCATTGCATAGTCTCACTATCGTCTGTTCCGCCAAAATACTTGTCTATAACATAGACCATAATTCCAGCAATGATAAGAGATGCAACAACTGCAATAGCATTCTCTAACATTTATATACCCATCTCTTTACGCTTTTGTGTAGCAGAAATAGCATGTATGTCTGCCCCCAAATCTACTTGCTCAATCTTGTATCCTACATCACGACCATATACAATGTTAGTAATGTTAGGTAATCTTAATACTAATGCCCCGTCCATAAATTCATCCTTGGCAATATATTCTTTTACCTGATCAAACTTAAGAGGATCTTTCTCGCTTGTATTGTAGGTATTACGGACTCCCAGAAGTACTTGGTCAGTTCTCTTACCAGCCTCCTTGTAAAGGGCATGGTGGCCTTCGTGCCATGGCTGGTACCTACCCAGCATTAGAGTTGTAGGTGCAGACCAGTCATGTAGGTTAAACTGATTAATGATTACCGATGCCTTTTCATTTGCATCCCATTCATGGCTTATAAAAGCAATGTCATAGTTTGTTGGCATTTCAAACATCTTGTTGGTGTCTTCAAATCTTCCTTCTTCAATCGTGTTCATGAATACCAAAATGTCTGGCTT